TCAGCGAGACGGTTTAACCGGCCGCGTGCCTCGCACGTAACGCGCCGTCATGCCTGGTCCGCTGTGCCCCGCCAGGCGCTGTCCGGCCTCCAGTCCTTCGTCGATCGTCTTGTGCGTCACGCCGCGCGCGCGGAGATCGCGGAACTGAAACTTTGCCTTGTCGATACCGGCCCGCTCGCGTGCCTTGTCGAAGCGCGACCGCAGCTTGCCCTTGGTGAGCGGATAGCCTTCCTCGTCGCGCAGCAGGTAGGGCGAGACGTCGACCTTCGAACCACGCCAGGCCAACAGCCGTTCGATCAGCGCCGCGAGGTCGCCCGTGATTTGTACCGTAACGAATGCGCCCGTCTTCTGCGTGCGGAAGATGAGGTTGCCGCGCACGATGTTGGAGCGCTGCACGCGCAGGACGTCCGAAGGGCGTTGGGCGCAGAGGTCGGCCAGGTCCATCGCGTTGCGTAGCGGCTGGTCGGCCACCGTGTAGACGGCAGCATATAGCTCGTCATCGATGAGGATGTCCTGCCGCCCGGTCTCCTTCTTCCCGCGCACGCCGGCGCACGGGTTCGCGATCGTCATCATGCCCCACAGCCGCCCGCAGTTCAGGACCAGCGACAGCACGGCCTTCGTGCGGTTCGCTGTCACGACGCCGCGCTTCTCTGCCGTCGCGCGCCAGATCGTGGCGACGTCGGCCGGCGTGAGCGTGTCGAGCTCGCGAGCGCCGATGACGGCTGCGAGCCTGGAGAGGAACAGGTCGTACATGCGTTGCGTCGCCGCAGATTTCTGCGGCAGCTCGCGTATGCGGTAAGCCTGCTCGAGCATGGCGAACGTGTGCCGCGTCGTTTCCGACGACGGTGCACGAGTGCCTTCTAACTCGGCCCAACGTTGGAGTGCGACGACGCGATCAGTGCCGAGCGGCTCGAGAATGCGCCGCCCGTCCACCTCGCCGTGATCGTAGTAATAGCGCAGCGAGCCGTCCGCGTTCTTGCGCGAACGGAAGCGCGGGATTGCACCTGGAGTTTGTGCTTTGCCCGCCATCACACGGCGCCGAGATTGAGCGACGTGAGACCGGTCGGCTGCGGTGTGCGCGCTTGTTTAGATTCAATGATTCCCATTTGCTTGTCGTGGTAAGCGCGTGCGACCAACACGCGGCCGTGCACATCGACGACATGCGGCCAACCCTGCCGAGCGAGCCACAGGATTTGGCGCGCGCGTTGCGGCGTGCCGGTCAGTTCGCGCAGTTCTTGTCGGCCGAGGTACGCGCCGGTGCCGCGCTGCGAGCCGCGACGTGAATATTCTTGCATGGTGATTTTCGTTACGGAAGAGGACCACACGCAGCGCAATTGAGGGATTGGGGGATTGCGCGAAATGTGACTCTAACTATCTGATTATTTTGGCTATTTTGTGCCCCTAATTGCCCTCAAATATACGGGGCGCCTCTTCCCAATTGGGGGCCTAAAAAACAGGCAGTGTCCGCAATTGAGGGCAAAACGGGCACGACTAGGGGCAACGCATTTGTCTCGATTCCTTGCCTCTCTTCGTATTCTTTCTTCTTCTCTTTCAATGAATTAGAGAGAGAAGAGAAAGGGGCGACGGCAGCCGGTGCAAAAATCGGACTAGGGGCAAAAGCGGCGCGAATAGGGGCAAAAGTGATGCGACACGGGGCGGGTGTCTTCTCAACAATCAATGACTTACGAGCGCAGACGCCCAAAATCCCCGAGTTTTCTGCGCTACCCGCCTTCTCCGTGTGGAAAAACCGGCTTGCGCGCCCCCTCTCCCTCAAGGCCCGCGTAGCTGCCCGGCCGTTTCGACTTGCGGGGGGTACGGGGGGAACCGGACAGTACGGCGGCCGCGTGACGGAGTGGGCCGATTGCTGCGCACATCGACGCACACACCGGAAACCCGAATACAGGGCCGCTACGCGGCCAGAAAGAATGAGGGAATGGGTACGGCCGCACGGCGGCCGCATCGGCTGAGAGGGCGTCATGCTGCGCCTCCTTGCAATGCGTCGGTGGCCAGGTCTTCGCGGATGGACACGTGCAGGCCGAACGCGGCCAAGCGTTCGAGCGAGATCGGCGTGAGGTAGCGCACGCGGCGCGTGTAGATGCGGCGTTCGACTTCCTTGTCGCCGACGATGACGCCGGCGTGCTTGAGCTGCGCCTTGAACACGCGGTCGGATTTCACGGGCAGGCCGTTCCACTTGTCGCGCAGTGCGCTCGTGTGGGCGATGTGGTCCATTACGTGGCCGGTGTTGATGAGCAGGCAGAACTCGCCGTCGACGGTGTCGAAGGTGTACGGGTGCTTGTAGTTGCCGCAGTCCATTTCCGACAGCGCGGTTTCCATGATCCAGACCCACGGCTCGCGATCGGCGCTCGTCTCGGCGATGTGGCCGTTCATTTCGGCGAGCAGGTCGCGCGGGAAGTCCCCTTCGCTCGGGTCCATGCCGGCGAACTCGCACAGGTAGCGCCAGGCGAGTGCGACGGCCGCATAGTTGCCGGCCATCCGCTTCGCGCCGTCGTCCTCGCCGCTGGCGCGGCAGTTGGCCAGCGCCTTGTCGCGCAGCGTCGCGTACTGGTCGGCCACGGCGCGCTTGTCCAGGCCGGCGAGGAATTCGAGCCACTGGCGAACCGGGAAACGCGGCAGGTCGTCCGGCATCAGTGGGCCGCGCTTGCCGGTCAGCGTCGTGCGCACGAGCTTGCCGAGCAGGCTGCGCACGGGCACGTCTTCGCCGGCCAGCATCACGGGCGCGCACAACAGGTATTCCGTCATGTCGGTGCCGCGACGTGTCACGGTGTACTGGTAGTTCTCCTGCAACAGCCCGACCGCCTTGTCGATCACGTCCTGCCGGCGCGCAGACAGCTCTTCCCATCCGACCGGGTGGCTCGTGTGGCTGATGCTGGTCAGCAGGCGGAACTCGGTCTGCAGCGACTGCCCGGAGAACATCGTGAACGCGAGCGAGCGTTCAAGCCGCTTGATGAGCGTCGACTTACCCGCGCCCTTGTTCGCCTGGATCGTGATGTGCGGCCAGAAGCCGAGCAACGCCTTCAGGTGGCCGCCGAGCGCCCACACGAGCGGGATCGTCGCCGCGTTCTGCTTGAACGTCGACTGGTACGCGGTAATGACGCGGCGCGCGTCGCTGGCCGGGCCGGTCGGGAAGGTCAGGTTGTGGTACGGGCACTGCTTGTCGGCTTCGGTGAAGTAGCAGTCCGGTCCCTCGTTGACGATCAGACGGCCATCGCGCCAGGCGAGCCCGACGAAGTTTGCCGCCTGGCGTGCGCCGAGGTCGGCGCCGCGCTCCAGGATGTTGACCATGCGCTTGAACGGCGCCGGCGCCCAGATCGGGCCGAACTTGCCCCACTGGTCGACGTTGTGGAGCTGGTCGTCGAGCATCACGCGGCGCACGAGCTGCGCGCCGTGGCGTGGCGCCTGCACGGACACGGCGAAGTAGACGGTGGGCGCCTGGTCGGCGTCGCCCGTCATCGTCGACGTCGCGCTCGCGACGGACACGCGGCTGATGCCGGCAATGCGGAAGCCGCACAGGTCAGTCATGACGGGCGTCTCGACGCCGCTTTCCTCGTTCTTGTCCATCTTCGTGATGTAGCTGGTGAAGTCGGGCCGGACGCGGAAACGCCAGTACTGCGCGAAGTCGTGCGACGGCAGGAAAATGCGCGGCCGGCCACGACGCGTGGCGTCGCCGGCGAGGCCAGCGATAAGCCAGGGCTCAAGCTGGTCGAGTGCGCGCTGCAGATCGGCCGGGCCGCGCAGCTGCAGGTAGTCGTTCACGTCGTTGATCGACTTGACGGCCTTCTCGCCGTCCGCGAGGTCGGCGAACCAGTTCGCCTGGTCGACGAGCACTGCGCTGATGTTCAGCGCCGCGAGCCGTTCGTAGAGCGCCCAGGCGGCTTCCGGCCCAGGGCGGCGGCCGGCGCGCGGGTGGCCGTCCGCGAATGGCTCGTCGTTGTCCAGGCAGATCACGACCTGTTTGCCGCGCAGGAACGTGAAGTCGATGCCGTCGACGTTCGCCAGGCCGCGAAGCGCAAGGGCGGCGGCGCCAGGTATTGCGCAGGTATCGATCGACAGCGCGTTGATCGCGCTTTCGACGATGAACACGCGCTTCGCCTTGTCGAGTCGGCGAGGATCGGCGGTCCAGCCGTAGCCCGCCTTGTCGCCCTGGGTCTGCGTCTTGACGCCGCCATTGAGCGTGGGGTCGACGTAGCGCATGTCTACGGCGACGACGCGGGCGTCGCTTGGTGCGCGCACGATGAACGCTGCGGCCGGGCCGGCGTGGCCGACTTCGCCGGCGGCGATCTTCGAGCTGGTCCATGTGTTGAAGCCGAGCGAACGCGCGGCGATAGCCGCGTCGATCGCCGCGACGGAAATGCCACGGCCGACGAGGTAATCGCGCACCTGGTCGCGCTCCGCGAAGCACCGATCGGCGATGTACTCGACGGTCGTCTTCTCGCGGCGCTCGGCCGGCGCCTGGCGGTCGAGCGGGATGCCGTACGCGTCGTGCAGGTAGCGCACCGCGTCTGCGACCGTGCCACCGCGCGCGTGAATGACCAGGTCGATACATGAGCCGCCGACGTCGGCGCTATGGTCGCGCCAGCCTGTGCCGTGCTTCGGGTGGTTCACGTAGATCGACAGGGACGGGCTCTTGTCGTCGTGCTGCGGCGAGTGGTAGAGCGCCTTGTCGCCGCCGCGGCCGCGCTTCATGCCGAGCCGGTCGGCGAGGTCGTGCAGGTCGATGCGTTGTTTCAGTTCGTCGATCGAAGCCATCGTTATTACTGTTGCGGTTGATGCAGAGAGAGGGCGGCAGGGTTGCCGGGCGTCGCGGGGCTGTCGACGAGCGCGCGCAGCGCGCTGGCCGACGCGGGGAAGGCAAGGGCCAGTCGATCGCCGAGGACGCTGACGAACAGCGCGAGCACCGCGACGCGCTGGAGGCCGCCGGGTTCGTGGTCGAAGCGAAGAACGTCGGCGGCTGCCGCGATGGAAGCCGCGAGCGCGGCGTCGTGAGGGGTAGTTGTGTGCGTCATGCTGCTGCGCCTCCGAGGATGTCGTGATGGTTCTGTTGCAGGCGTTGAACGGCGTGCTGCAGCTCGTAGCGCGAGGTGATCGCCTGGTCGAGCATGGTGCGCAGGCGCTTGCGGTTGCGTTCGAGATTCGACGTCGCGTTCGCGAGGGCTGCGGTACGCGTCGCGCCGTGGCCGATGTGGATGCCCGATATCAGGTGCGTGACGACGCACTTTTCGGGGTGGCCGTCGGGCAGGTGCGACTCGGTGTGAATGCCGAACGTGGCGCCGGCGTCGTTCGGGATAGCGACGTGATCGCCTGCGACAGTGCGCAGGCCGGCCGAAGTCAGCAGCTCGTAACGAATGGTGGGCTCGTTCGTCATCGTGTCAGCCGCGCGGCGGAACGGACCATGCCAGCGCTGCGACTAGGACGATCATTGCGACGACGCCGATCACAAAGGCGATCGGCCGGGCGAGCCGAACGTCGAACAGGCGCAGCACGCCGGCGGCCAGGTAGTAGACGCCGGTGAGGGAAAGGGAAAGCATCAGCAGCACGCCGATGCTGAAAACGTAGGGCTTCATGGTGTGGCTCCAGGTGAGTGCGCCGGCGGCCGGCGCGGACGATCAGTCGAAGTCGTTCGCGGCGCGGCGCTTCCCGTCGATGGCCGGCAACTCGGGTGCGGGTTCTCGATCGCGCCATACGTTCGCCGTGCATTCGAAGGCGTGGCGGGCGGCCGGGCGCAGGGCGTCGAAATTCCCGACCATGCGCAGGCGGCGCCACATCGCGCGCAGGTCGACGTCGGTGAGGGGCGCGCGCATCGGATCAGTGCAGAACGATGGGCGTCAGGACGGGCATGCCGGCGTCGGCGTCCCAATGGCAACCCAGCGCGTAGCCGAGCCGCCGGGCAGTGCCGACGAACACGAGCGGATCGATGTCGGCGCGCCACAGTGCGCGCAGGTATTCGCGGCGCTTGTCGAGCGACAGACGGGTCGGATCGAACGGCATCACGACAGCGATAGAAGCGAGAGTGGCCATGCTGATCTCCTTTTTTCAGGCAAAAAAAGTCCCTCGCGCCGGATAGGCACGATGCGAGGGGAAAACAGGGGGAAGGGGTTTAGGGCGCTAGACGGGCAGTTCGAGCTGCTCGACGAGACGCTCGCGCACGTTTGGCGAGAGCGGCAGGTTTAGCGACAGATTCGGGGTCGCGGACGGCGACAGGGTGCGGGCGAACTCCATGTTCACGACGTACGTGTGGCCGCACTCGACGTTGTTGCACTGGTACGTGACTTCCCGGAATGTCTGGGACATTTCGCGGCTGCTGCGTGCGGTCGCGCGCGTGCGGCAGTGCGGGCAGCGGTTCAGGATTCGCATGTGGATCTCCCTGGGCGGCATTCGCCGTAACCTCGGCGTGCGCACTCGCAATGCACTCCGACTTCGCCGAGTGTGGCGACCGCGTCGAGATATTTTCGTGTGACGAGCACGAAACCGACGGCCGCTACGAGGGTATCGATCTTGTCAATGACGACACCTTGTCCACCGCTTAGGAAGCGGCTTACCTGGGAGTCGTCCCAGCCGAGGGCAGTTTGCACTTCGTGACGTTTCGGGCCATGTAATGCATGGCGCAACGCGGGCTCGATCAGCGCGGGGTTTCGCATGACTCAACGCTCTGCAATAGGTTTTGCGTGCGATTGCGTGGCCGTGCCTATAACTTTGGCCTGGTATCGCTCAACGCCTTCAAGGTAGATCAAGCGCGCGATGCTTGACGTCGACCGATTTTGCGCAGCGGACAGCTCTTCGAGCGTCCTCCGCTCATTCGGCATGAGCCGCATGTAGACCGGTTTGCTCGATAACACGCCGCGCGGTGAGCGTGTGATGGGGGCTTTCTTACGAAGCATGGCGATATACTTCCCTTCGTTAACCTTGCACAACAGCAGAATAGTGGTCATTTGACCACTTGTCAACCAACATGGTGGTCAATTGACCGTTTTTCCGCAAAGGCTCAAAGAGGAGCGTCAACGTCTCGGTATGAATCAGACAGCATTCGCGGCCTTGGGCGGGGTGTCCAAGGACGCACAGCTGAACTACGAGAACGGATCGCGCCGTCCTGACGCCGCATATCTGGAACTAGTTGCATCCCACGGTGTAGATGTGCTGTACGTCCTTACCGGGCAGCGCAATAGTTCCGACTTGTCCGCCGATGAAGCAGAGGTGCTCCGCCGGTACCGCGAGGCACCGGAGGTCGTGCGCGCCGCGGCGCTTGCTGCGCTTGCGGCGGGCGCCGCACCGAGTAAGTACCGGCAAGACTTCAGTGGCGCAAGCATTGGCCAACAGGTCAGCGGGGACGTTGCGGGCCCCTTCACAATTAACGTTGGTTCGAAGCGACCGGGGAAAAAGCGCGGTAAGGAGCCGACCTAAATAGGCAATGTTGGAACGGCAGGGCCAGCCGTTGGAGAGAAAAAAAACGATGGATCAGAAGTTCAGTGGTGAGGTCGGGCAAGTTGCCGGCCGCGATGTCAAGAACAGCAATTCGCAGGCTAACGTCAGCATCCATCTCCACAACGGAGAGAACGCGAAGCGGTACATCAGTGACCGTCAGCGACGCGCGATCGGCGCGAAAGTCTTTGAGCTTGAGGCGAAGACGGGTGTTGAAAAACTGATCGTGTACCGGCGTTTAATGACACGATTCAAGTTTCAAAGCATGGACGAGATGCCGCGTGACATGTTCGAACGTGTCACGCGGTATCTCGACGGCTGGATACGTAATGGCACCACGGAACAGGGGCCGACGCCTGCGACCGTTGCAGCGCCCATCCACCGTGTGATTGAAGAGCGGACACCCGATTCAATGCCTCAGCCGGCGTCTGCCGAGCCATCGATAGTGCCGAGAGAGTCAGCCCTTTCGCCGGCACCCCCCTCACCGGCGGCACTTCCAGAAAATCAACCAAAACGGTTCCCGTGGCTCACTGTTTGCCTTGCTGTAATGGCGACAACGGCGATTGCTGGTGCGTTGTATGTCGCGATGAATCGCACGACCGATTACGCGATGAACCAGTCTGCGGACGCGTCGCGCCATTGTGAATACGGTGGCACGCGCTACACGGTCGGTAGCATTGTGGGTCAAGACGGACTGCGGCAGCGCTGTGAGACAACACCGGAACACGCGGCCGCATGGCAGCCGCTTGCGCCAAATGGCCGGCATTAACTCAGCGCGTGTTCGTGACCAGGTTTTTCGGGGGGAGCAATGAAGGAATTCGTTTTAGTGGTTGCAGCAGTCGCAATTTGGGGGGCTGTCTGGAGGGCCTTGGCTAAGCATTGGCGTGCGAAAGGGTGGGGTGCGCTGATTTCACATACTGCGGCTGCGCTGGCTGGCTTCGTGGTATCCATCGTCCCGTTTATCATCCTGGGGCCGGGGAAGGGCCAGCCGAGCGCTACCGCTGTTTCGAACAACGTATCGGCGCATGAATCTGTGAAGCCGGTTCGCGCCGAAAGTGATGACGCGAAGAAATCGCCGAGCATGGAATCGGGTAACGTGCCCGCTCTCCCTGCTGTGTTTACCGGGGCAGCAAGTGATGGCGCACTTACTGCAGAGAATTGGCCGAAAGTCGCGACGGTGGCACTGAACCAGAGCGATTTCGAAAGGCGATATCTCGCCGACCAAACGTGCCTCGACGAAACGGAGTGTTACGGCCCGAAGCGATTTGAGCGCGACATTGTCAAGCGCTACCCTGATATCGCGAAAATCAGGTATCAGCCTGTACAGGACGAGGTGGACGACGCAGATACGGTTGCAATGCGCCGTGAACAGTTTGTTCACGGCCTGTATTTCGCAAAGCAGATCAAGCTCGCTAACGGCCAAACGTTGTTTGATTTCATGCGTACGTGTGCAAGAGGTTTTACTTCTCTCGATGGTGCCGAGTCGGCTTATGACAGTAAGAACGGAACCTCATACTTCGACCTCCGATACTATCCGACGCTCAGACGTGTTGATACGGGCGAACCGATAGAACTCCAGATACTGTTCGAGCGACGTGGTGACAAGCTCGTTGCGCAGAGCCCGTTCTTTACTACCAACGCGGTCCGCTACGCTGATTTCCTTCAGCGCCATAACGTGAAATGCTGGAACCCTGCCAGCTAACGCGATCGACGCTTTGATCCCGATTGTGCGGGGTTCTATCTTGGCTTGCGGAAGTGTGACCGGTGCTGATCAGTCGTCGGATCATCGCGCATTTCGAGGTCAAGCGCGGTTGCGAATCCGCCGTCGCCGTCGATGGTGTGCGTTGCCTTCTTCACGAGCCACGCGGTCTCGTCGATTTCCGGTTTGAAGCCGGACAACGTGACTGGCATTTCGGGGAACAGATCGGCGCGACCGCGCGCAAGCGAATAGCGCATCGTCGCCTGGCTGCGCTGCATGCGCTTGAACTCGGCCTGCGCCGCGGCTCGCGCTTCGGCTTCCGTCGCGTAGTCCTCCGGCAGCACCTTCACGTTCTTGTTGTTCTCCCCGCCGACAATCACCGACTTCCGCTTCGCCTTGCCGTTCGAGTGGTAATGCGCACGCACGGCCGAATAATTCTCGCGTTCAGACACGTGGTACGCATGCTGGTCGCCGCTCGCGCGCGTCAGGTTCAACACCTGGAACGACTTCCCGCTGATGGTCTTGCCGGTGCCGATCGGCGTGAACAGCAACCGCAAATCCTTGACGTTCATCACGGCGTCGTAGCGCTTCGCCAGACGCGTCAGAAACGACATATCGCTTTCGTGTGTCTGGTCGATGTGCGCGATCACGATCTTCGCCAGGGCATCAGCGACGGCGGGCGTCAGCTTGTAGCGCGCCGCGATCGCGCGCACGATCGAGCCGATCGTCTGCTTGTGCCAGCTCTTCTCACGGCGCTCCTGCATGCCGTTCGACATCGAGGCCGAGCGTGCCCGCACGGTCAGCGTGTCGGGCGCGCCGCTATGCTCGAACTCGGTCACGACGAACGTGCCCTTGTCGACGAGCTGCTCGCCGGCCCAGCCGATCGACACCTTGATTTCGTCGCCGCGCTTGGGCAGCGCCAAGTCGCCGCGTGAATCGTCGAGCACCAGGTCGACGGTGTCCGCATCGTCAGAGCGCGATTCCGTGAGGGTCAGCGATTCGAGCCGCGGCAGGAACCGCCGCGAAATGTCGCGGCCGCCGAGCGTGATGCGGTAGTCGGCCATCGGTTCAACACGTTCGAGCCGATACACGGCTGCGTTCGAGTGTTCGATCGCGCGCGTCGTCATGCCTTCGGCTCCGCGTCCGTTTCGGCATCGGTCTCCGAATCATCGGCCAGCGCTGCATCCTGGTCGATGCGCAGCGCGTCGTCGTCGACGCATTCGAGCGTCAACGTGAATTCGATCCGGCGCGCAGTGCCTTCGCGGGTGAAGTAACGCCGCGTCTCGTCGAGGCCCACGATGAGGTATGCGCCGTAGACGGTCCCGAGACCGTCGACCAATACATACGCTTCGCCGATGTTCGCCATCTGGACGAGCTGCTCGATCGACGCGCTCGTGCCGATTTGATCCGGCGCGATGAGACCGTCGAGCGTGATGACATCGTCGCCCTGGCCGGTGTACTGGCGAGCATCGCGCGCGCCGATACGCGACTTCTTCGGATGCTTCCAGTTCCGGCGCCGCTTCAATTCGTGGAAGGGGGCGGTAGTCAGGCTGAACACGAACTGATCCAGCGACAGCAGCATGGGACAGATCCTCCGTAAATGTCAGTCGGACAGGCGCGAGCCGGCGCGCGCACGCTGCGCGCGTTCGCGACGATCCAGCTCGGCGGCCACGGCGCGCGCGATCGCGCGCGGATCATCGCCAGCCTGCGGGTAGATGTTGATGACGATCGACGCGGGTGCGGCGGCCGATGCAGACGACGCTGCAGCCGGAGCCGACGCCGTAATCGGCGGCCGCCGGTCGATCGGCCCGATGGGAGCTGCCGTCGACAGCGCAGGTGTACCGAACCCGGTCACGGCGGCCGTCGCGAGCCCGAGCGCCGCGCGCGCGACGCTCGGCGCTTCGCCTGCCATGCCAAGCGCCGCCCCTTCGCCGACGAACCCGCCCAGCTCGGCGAACACGCGGCTCGGGCTATGAATGCCGAGCTTTTTTTTGAACCATGCAATCGCGCTTTCGCCGACGTTGTGAATGGCCTGCCTGACGGCACCCATGCCGCCGAGGAAACCCGCCACCATGCCGTCAATAATTTGTCCGCCGATTGTTGTGAAACGGCCGACCAGGCCGGACATGAATCCGACGATGTCGTCCCAATGTCGGATGACGACGCCGAGCAGTGTCCAGTTCATGAAGAAGTCGGCAATGCCCCGGCCTGCCGACATTGCCGTGTCCGCAATCCAGTTCCACGCCGCGCCGGCAGCCGCCTTGATTTCGTCCCAGTGACGGACGATGACGCCTACGAGGGTCCAGTTCATAAAGAAGTCGGCGATCGATTGCGCGGCTGACGCGATGCCGGCCTTGATGAGCGTCCAGATTGCCACCGTGATGGCCTTCAGGTCGTTCCAGTGGTCGACGATGAAACCCAGCAGCGTCCAGTTCATCAGGTATTGCGTAATCGCGCTGGTCACGCTGTTGACGACCTGCAGTAATCCCTTCCAGAGCCCGGCGAAGAAGCGGCTGATCGGCTTCCAGTACCGGTAGATGAGATAGGCCGCACCCGCGATGACGACGACGGCTGCCGTGATTGCCAGGCCGATCGGCGTCATCAGCATCGCGCGGCCGGCGAACAGGGCGGCGCTGGCGAACATGCGCCAGGCAGCGGCACCGATGCCGAGCGCGCGTGACAGGATGCCGCCCTGGATGCCGAGCGTCGTCATGGAAAAGCGCACAATCGCGAGCGGCCCGAGGATGCCCGCGAGCACGATCGTGAACGAACCCATCACGACGAGCAGCGCAGCGAACGCGGCGAGCACGGACAGAATGACCTTCGCCGCGGCGCCGTGGCGCTGGATCAGATCGATGAGGCCCCCGAGAATCTCGCGGGTCTTGTCGAGCGCCGCGTTGTACAGCGGTGCGATGCGCTCGCCGATCTCGCGGCGCAGGTCGCGGCCCTTTGCGAGCAGGTCGTTTTCCTTGCCCTGGGTTTGCTGCGCTCCGAGCTGCGCCGCTTCGTCGATACCATATGCGCCGCGGTTGAGCTTTTCGTTCTTGTGAATCTGTTCCCGCTGCATGTACATGGTCGAGAACAGGTTCGCGGCCGTCCGGTTGGTGAAGATCGTCGAAATCATGTCTTTCACCTTGTCCGGATCGGTGATGCCCTTCTTCGCCATCTGCGGGAGCAGCACCTTTTCCAGCCATTCGAGCGGCGACGCCTTGAACAGATCGCCGCCGAGCAGTGCGCCCGGCTTGATCCGCTTGATCATCCCGATCTTGTTGTATTCGACGTTCTTCTTGTCGACCAGGCCGAGATTCATCATCTCCTGCGCTGCGCGCACGGTGGTCTTGCCCTGGTAGACGTTGCTGTACGCGGACATGAGGCCCGTTCCGACGCCGTGGCCGCCCATTTCCTGAATCAGCGGTTCCATCTGGTAATAGAACGCGTCCTGACGCATCTGCTTCGCAGCGACGCCGCCGGTCTGGATGAAGTTGCGCCACTCGTCGCCGCCGACACGGCCGCCGGTTGCCGACAGCACTTTCTGCACCATGTTCGCTTCATTCTTGAACGTCGCTTCGTCCTTCGTGCCGCCGCGCAGCTCGATCACCTTCAGCATGTTCATGAACTTCTCTTCGTTCGCGTGGGCGTCTTCCGCGCCGAACAGTGCTTCGTTCGCGAACTTCATTTTTGCGAGCGTCGGCATCACCATCTGCGCGTGATGCTCGTCCGCAAAGATCGACAGCGCGTCGCGCATCAGCGTCATGTTGTCGGACGTGCTGACGCCCATCATGTTCATCGCGCGCACGTATTTCTCGGCGTCCTGCGTCGCCTGGTCGCCGAGGCCGAGCGCCGTAATACGCGCGCGCTCGTTCGTCATCTTCTTCGCTTCATCGAGCGTGCCGTCGAGGCCGCCGAGCATGCGCATGCCAGTCGACCGGGCGGCGTAGCCGCCGATCGCCATACCGCCGGCGACGCCCTGCATCGCTTGCATCTTGCCGCGCGCCGCGGCGAGCTTCTTCTCACGTTCCGACAGGGCTTCGAGCTGGCGCGTCTGCGCCTGCATCGTGGCCGTCGTCGACGCGATGTTCGTGCGCAGCGTGCGCTCGTGCTGCGCGAGATTGCGTGTCTCGATGCCAGCCTGCGACAGGCGGCCGCGCATCTCGCCGACGGCGGCCGTCTGTTTCTTCTGCTCTGCGCGAAGCCGTGAGGCCGCTTGACGCGCGCGCGCCAGGTCGTCGACCATTTTCCGGGTCGGCGGGCCGAACGCGTGCAGGGAGCCGGCGAGCGTCTTCACGTTGGATTGCGCCGCACCGAGCTTCTTCGTGGTGTCGGCGAGCCCGGCGCGCATTTCACGGAACGAAGCGACGGCCTTCTGCTGCTTGCCGAGCTCGGCGAGCTCGCCGCGCGTCGCTTTCAATGACTGCGCCAGCCCCTTGTTGCTGTTCAGCATGTTTCGCAGGGGCTTCGTCCAGTTGTCGACCATGTCGAACATGACGCGCAGTTTCAGGGCGTTGTCCATCGTTACTCGTGTCCGCTACGTATCCGGGCGCGCTCGCGCCAATCCATCAGCTCAGAAAGGGAGTAGTCGTCCATGTCGCGAGGTGTCCAACCGAACACCGTCGCGACATCGGCCATCGCGTCCTCTACGCGGTCTGGGATTCCATGCTCGCTTTCAGCGCCTTCGGCATCAAAAAACCGGCGAAGATACCCCCCAGTGCCACGAGGTCGGCCGGGTCCATCAACGTGACATCCATCTCGGACAGCGTCGGCGTGCTGATGCGCGGCAGTACCTTGCGCAGCGCATCCACGTCGAGATTCACGAGCGCCGCGAGCGACGTGCCGCGCAGTGCGCCGGCGGACGGCTTCGCGAGCGTCACGTGTGTGATGGTCTGTTCGCCGCGCACGATCGGGGTGTCGAACGTGTGCGTGTTCGCTGCAATCGAATCGAGCATTGCGCCGCCGGCGTCCGGCGTGTTGTTGGTGTCGAGTTTCGTCATGTTGCGTGTCCTGATGATGATCTAAGGGAGAGAGGGCCGCGGCCCGCGCGGGCGACGTGTTACAGGCCGATCGCTTGGCGCAGGCCAGCAAGCAGGTCGTTGCCGTTGATGCGCTCGATCATGTTGATGAAATCCATCTCGATCAGCTCCTGGCCGTTGATCGACAGCTTGTAGTAGCTCGCGGCAGTCGTGACCTTGAAATCGGTGTCTTCCTTCGGCTTGCCGGAACCCATGTCGATTTCCTTGTGGCGGCCGCGCACGACGATTTCGACGGAATCGTAGGTCTTCGAATCTTCGCGCTGGTAGCCGCCCGAGAAGCGGAGCTGCACGCCGTCGTGCGTGGTGATGCCGTACATGCGAACGACATCCTCCATGAAGCCACCGCACGTCCATTCGAGCTGGATCGCTTCCTGGCCGAAGTCGATCGGAATCGGGCCGCTCATGCCACCGCCCTGGTAATCCTCCATCTTTCGCGACAGCTTCGGGAGCTGGATTTCCTTCGTCTCGCCGACGAAGTTGGTGCCGTTGTGAAACAGGTTGAAGCCTTTCAGCTTGCGGGGCATACCCATGTGTGTGACTCCTGGTTAGGCCGACACGCGCGAGGCGAAGTCGGCGAGATAGCGATCGGTGATGCGCTGGCGCAGCTTCAGGTTTTCGAGCGGCGGCACGGGCGTGTAGTCGTAGTCGATGTACATGCCACCCGACGCCAGCTCGTCGGTCGTGTTCGGCTCCGGGTCGTACCAGGCGCCGCCGCCGATCAAATAGCCGTTCGAAATTCGGCCGCGATACCAGGCGTTGATGTTTTCGATGATGTCGCGCGCGAGCGACGGATTGAGCGGCCCGTCGACGACGCCCATCTGTGCTTCCGCGACGGTATCGGCGATCACCTGCGCGGAGCGCGTGTAGTTCTCGAAGAAGAACTTGCCGTCCGCGTCACACGTGCGCGAGCCCCAGAAGCGGAAGCCGTTCCGGTTCACGAGCGTCGTGACCTGGTTCTCGTTCAGATAGCCGGCGTCCGTCGCCGGGTCTTGAAGATCCCACGACACGTCTGCGCTGATGCCGGTCACGCCGTTGACGACGACGTTCGACAGCGTCTTGTGCCAGCCGATGTCGTTGTCGATCTTCGCGCGCAGGCCCGCGGCGATCGCTGGCGCCGGGATGGTGACGGTCGAACTCGTCACGTCGTCCCAGCCGAGCCAGTCCGGCCAGATCACCATGATTTCGCGTTGACCGAACTGCTTGCGGTACGCGGCCGCCTCTTCCTTCGTCTTGCAGCCGTGTGCGGCCACGTAGGCGAACGCGCGCAGAGATTGCGCGACCGTCGCGAATGCCGCGGCGACGGGCTGCGTGTCCAGGCCGGGAGCGGCGAGGATGCGCGGCTTCACGCCGAGCTTTGCCTGCGCGGCCAGCAGCGCCTTCATGCCGGTGTATTTGCCGTCCGGCGTGACCGTGCCGACGACGTTCGAGGTCGTCTCGTCGGCATCCTTGCCTTCGGCGACGCGCACGACGACCGTAACGGGCTTCGTCTGCTTGCCGATTGCGTCGAGCGTGCGGCGCAGCGTGCCTTTCGTGCCGGCCTTGCCGAGCGCGGCGATGACGTTCGTCAGCAGTACCGGCGTGTCGAGCGGGAACGTCATCGGGTCGGCGTCGGCGCCGGTGCATACGATGCCGAGTACAGCCGTGGAGACCGTGCGAATCGGTCGGCCGCCTTCGTTGATTTCGATGACGCGTACGCCGTGGTGGTAATCCTGCGGCATGGTGTGCAGCTCCTATGTGGATACAGGTGAGAGGAAACGGGAGGGCCCGTTGTCAGGTGGTCACGGCGGGGGCCGGCTTCTCCGGTTCGACCGGCTCGGCCGGCGCAACGTATGGCGCGGGCGTCTCAGGCCAAGCCACGGCATCCGGAAACGTGTCGGCGTTGATCGCGGACACGAGTGCCATCTGGTACGCGGACCAGGCTTTGAAGTAGTAGATGCCTTCGTCGTCGAGCAGGCCGGCGGCGTACGCGTCGGCTTTCCCTGCGTTCGCGCGGCGTGCGATCTCCATCAGACGTTCGAACTCGGCCATCGCGGCGTCGCGCTTTTCGCGTGCGATCAGCTCGGGGTGAACCGTCCAGGCGCCGTCGATCCACGCATGGCGCGGTGACGGTTGCGGCTCGGTCGTCAGCTCCAGGTCGTCGGGCGTCTTGCCGGCCACGGCGATCTCGACCGGCTCGCCGGTATCGGTGCGGTAGCAAACGCGCCCACGGAAATCCGGCAACAGGAACCACGCACCGTCGCGATAGAACGGCCAGGTCGTCGGCGTGCGCGGTGGCGGTGCGTCGAGTGTGGCGAACGACGGAAGGAGCCAGCGGGTGTCGTTGCGCGGATCGGCATCGGGCTGGCTGCTGCTCAGATATTCGCCGGTCGTCGGGTTGTAGTGGTGAATCAGCATGGTTAGAGGTCCGTGGATTAGTAGGCGCGGATCATGGCGAGCAGCGCGATGTTGCGCGGCCGCGCTTCGTTGCCGCCGTCTGCGCCGATCGTGATTGCGTGCGAGTGGCTGCCGGCCCCGCCGATGCCGACGCTGTGGCCGTGCTCGCCCGTGGCGTCGATCCAGATACCGGTGCCGGAACCTTCGGTGCCGTGCATGTCCTGGCGGTCCCAGTTGTACGGCCCCCAGCCCTGGCCGTATGAAGTTGCGACAATGCCGACGCGGCCCATCCGCACCGGATGCGCATGACCAGGGTCGTGAAGTGGGTGGTTGTGATGTCCCTGTACATCGGTCCAGGCCGAGTGCGCGTGGTCGCCGACAGCAGCGGCCGACGCGCCGTGTGCGTGCGCCGCATTGAGGAATATCTGGAATGTGCCAATGCCGCGGCCGGTATCGATGCCGCGTCCGTCATCCCAAAAGCGCGGAAATTCCCCGCGAAACTCCGGGATGCGGAACGTCGTTGCGCCGTCACCGTGCGAGAAGCAGCCGAAGAACCCCTTCGCACCCCAATCGGCATCTGCAACGATCGCGCCGCTCGCTTGCGCGTAGGCCCACAGCTCGGGGTAGTCGGCTCGATTGAGCAGCGCGCCGTTCAGCTTCAGGCAGCCCGCCCGCACGCTCGTTCGCACTTCGAGGAGGATCGTGCCAATCTCCTGGGCCGCCATGCGCTGAACCACCCATGCCGTGGTGGCGAGGCGTGTCGAGCGGTCGCCTGTCGGCGGCGTCGGACCGGTCACGGTCTGGTCGAACGCGGCGAGCGTCGGGGTGAAGCGCACGACGGATGCGCCATTGCAGGTCACACCGAACTGGCCGTCGCCGCTGTGGTACAGACCGGTATCCGGCGCGCCGTCGTTCGCGAACGTGAGTGACGGACTGGTCAGACTGCCTTCCGCGAGGATCAGGCGCTTTCCGGCTGCGAACGTGAGGTCGCCGCCCAAGGCGCCGCCCTTCGTCTTGTCGAGTGGGTCGAGATTGCCTTCGTGCCAGGTCTGCTTGCCGTCGATGCGAAAGGTTCGATCGGCGAAGAGGTACTGAAACGCCCCTTTCGTGGGCGACCAGAAGCCGACGCTTTGCGCGCTGCCGTACAGGTAGCCGTCGATTGAACCCAGCCGAATATGCGCTTCGGCCGCGCTTTGACCGACCGACAGGTCGCCAGCCACTTCGACGGCACCGCCGAATTCTGCGCCGCGGCCGGTGCCGTCGATCGTGACCTTGCCCGTCAGGAGCGACCAATAGAACGGCAACATGCCGTTGCTCGTCCCGATTGTGTCGCCTTGCTTGGTCGACAGCAGCGCGGCGGTTTTCCCGTCCACGCGCAGGAACGCGCCGTATTCGCCGCCGATTGCCCGGACGTGGGCGCCGCCAGCGTCGGTGCCGGCCACGGAGACTGGTCCGGAGAATGCTGCGCCCGTGAGCGCCGCATACCGGGCCGCTGCCTTCTTCGGCGTGACGATGCGCGTGTCATCCGCACCGGCGTCGACTTCGGCCTGCGTTGCGAGTTCAGCGACGCCCTTGCGCTCGGTCGTGGCCGGCGGGTTCAGAAACGTCGTCGGGCCGAACTGGAGAAGGGCCGCGTCGATCGACGCGAACACGGTATCGCTCGCCAGCAGCAGCATGGCCGCGGGCGATTTTTCGAGGATCGGCGTGCTCTGCACATAGACGCCGAACAGCACGCCGTTGTCGAGGTACAGGCCGTACGCGTACAGCGAATACTGGTCGTCTGAGTCGTCCTGGATGACGACGTGTACGGTGTCGGGCGCGACGTTGTCGCCGCCGAACGTGGTCACGCGCTTGCGCTCGTTCGGCAGGGTCTTCATGCCCTTGTCGAATGTGAACGCCGCGGCGCCGAGCCCAATTTCTACGACACGGCGCGCGACAGTGCCGGTGTTGTCGGGCGCGACAAGCGCTGCACGACCGGCGTCGGTAATTTGGATCAGGTTTCCAGCCATGTTTCAGGTATCCGAGAGGGACAGACGGCAATAGACCGCGGCGCGCGCGCCGGCGCCGACGCGCTGCGCGCCGGTCGCGCCAAAGCCCTGCTTGAAGGTGTAATGCGCGGTGCCACGCTTCGCGCGATCGACCTCCGCGCGGATGTCGGCGACGTATTCAGCGGTCGCGGGCACGCCGTCACGGCTGCCGACCGTCAGCACGATGTCGAACGTTCCGGGCCGGCCGCGCGGCGTCATCTCGAACCATTCGCGCATCGCCACGTTCGCGCCGAACGACGCGCACACCTGGCGCACGGCTTCGGCCGTACCCTTGATGCGTGCGATGCGGATCGCGGTTTTCACACGCGCGCGCTTGACCTGCTCGGGCCAGTAGTCCTTCCAGGTCTCGACGCCGACGTGCCAGGCGAGCCACGGCAGGAACGCCAGCGGGATCGCGTCCGGATCCATCAGCGTGCCGATGTCGACCGGGATGCCGCTGATTCGCGCGTTGGTCTCGGCCAGGCGCCGCTCGAGTGCGGTCGCGTTCGGCGGCAGCAACGAGGGCATCGGCTTATTCATCCGCGACCCCGCCGTCGATCAGCTCGATTCCCGTGCAGTACGGCGCCTGCTCGCCCGTCACGGCGACGCCGCCGGCCGGCGAGTCGAGCAATACCTTCTGCACGCCCGCCACGCGCATCGCCGCGTGCAGGCCGTCGACCGTCACTTCCATGCCGATGCGGTGCATGTCGGCGGCGAACTTCGCCGTGCGCTTGTTCGCTTCCGCGAGCGCGACGGCGCGATCCGGGCCGGAGAAGAAGCGCAGCGTCGAGCGGATCGCGTAGCGCACGATCTTCGCGCTCTGCACGATCACTTCGTCGGTTTGCGGCCGCTTGCCTTCCAGGTTCTTCTCTACGATCTCGATCAGCTCGTCGCTTGCGGTGCCGTCGCCTTCGCGCGACAGGATCGTGACGACCATTACGCACGGCTCCGGGCTGAACGCGGCGGCAGACAGCACGCGGCCATCGGCCGAACGCGCATGGAACACGTACGCCTCTTCAGGACCGGCGACGGAGAAACCGCGCGGCGCGAGCTGCACGCGCTCGCGCAGGCTGTCGTCATCCTCGTAGACCGGATCGATACCGTTCTCAGGATCGCCGGCCGAGATGACCAGGCGCTCTACATCGAAGAGGGCGGCGATGTGTTCGAGCGTCGTGCCGCGTGCATATGCGAGCAGGATGCCGCGGGCCTTGTCGTTGATGAGCTGGCGCAGCAGCACTTCGCGATAGGCGTTCTCCTGCAACGATCGCGTCAACGGTTCGGATTCGAGCGCGAGCGTCGCGGCGATCTCGGCGCGTTGGTCGGCCGGGTACAGGGAAATGAGTCGCGCTTTGCGCTCGGCGAACAGCGTTTCGAAATCGATCGGGTCAACGATGTCCGGTGCCGGCAGTTGCGACAGGTCGATCGGGGTCGTTCTCATGCGCCGACTCCGTTCGACACAGGCACGCGCAGCGTTACGGGCTCGTCGCGCTCGTCGGTCCATCCTTCGATGTCGACGAGCTGCCGACCGGCGAGCGCCTCGTCGGCGTCCGCCACGAGCTGCACGCGGGTGACGGTCAGACGCGGTTCCCAGCGCATCAATGCAGTCGCGGCGGCCGCATACAGGCGAATGCGCGTCGCGCCATTGGTCGGCGCGTCGATCAGGTCGGGCAATTCTGAACCGAACGAACGGCGCTGGATGCACGATCCGAGCGGGGTCGTCAGAATCCGGCCGACCGACTGCGACAGGTGGTCGACGCCCGAAATCGCGCGACCGGTGACAGCGTTCATGCCCTTCATGCGCCACCCCGGATCGGCTTCGACGTAACGGCGAACTCGCCTTGCGCTTGGTGCGGATGATTGATGAGGCTGACGCCGCCGGCGCGCACGTCGCCGGTGAGGTCTGCACTGCCGTCGATCTTCATCACGGCGCCGCCGTCGCCACCCTTGCCGGTCATGCCGGATTCGAACGTGAGCGCGCCTTTCACGGTCAGCGATTTGGTCACGGTCGCGTCACCGTCGAGCAGGATGTTTTCGGCTTGTACCGTCGCGTCCTTCGTCTGCACGACGACGGCGCCCGGTGCGACAACGCGCACGGTCGCGCCAGTCGGCAGCTCGGCCGTCAGCGTGTGCGCGGCATGGTCGTAGCTGACGCGCGCGCCGTCCGCGTAGACGCGAGTGTGGGTGTTCGGGGAGTTGTCCGGCGCCGGCGCGGCGTCCGAGTAGATGCCGCGCAGCGCAACGGCTTGCGCGAAGTCACCCATCGGGCCGAGCAACACGACCTGTTCACCCTTCGTCGGCGGAAGCCATTCGCGCGTGCTGCCGGCCGCCGGCGTGAGCCAGGGAATCCAGTTGGTTTGCAGGCCGTCGTCGTCGGATTCACCGACCGCGACGCGACAGAGGCCCGCGTCGTAGTCGACATCGAGAATCGAGCCCTTGCGCACGGCGTTGCGTGCCTGCCGTTGAATTTCGTTCGCATCCATGCCGACCATGTTGCCGGCCGTCTTCGCGTGACGCGAGCGAAGGTAAATGTCGTGCTCGCGGGTACAGCATGCTCGTCACGCGCGCGAGCAAACGTGCGTCGACAATCCGCATGTCACGCTCGACGACGTGCCTTGCACACGTCGCGGGTGCCCCTTTCACGTTGCCTCAGAACCATGACGATTCACATTTTCGACGCCGCGCCCGTGGCCGACATTGCCCCATTGCTCAACCAGCTCCATCGCGTCGACGCACTCGCATTGGCGCGCACACTGCCCGATCAGTCCGTCGACCTAGTGTTCACCGATCCCCCGTATGCGTCGGGTGGTCTGCACCTGTCCGCGCGAACGCGCGCGCCGAGCCAGAAGTACATCAACAGCGACACGAAGGCGGTCTACACCGACTTCGAAGGCGACAACATGGATCAACGCGCCTGGGCGTTCTGGTGCCACGCCTGGCTGACCGAATGCCGCCGTGCGATGAAACCCGGCGCGCTGCTCGTTTGCTTCATCGACTGGCGCCAGCTCGCGACGTTGACGGACGTGATCCAGGCGGCCGGCCTGACACTGCGCGGCATCGCCGTATGGGACAAGACGCCGGGTCGTACGCGGCCGCGTCGCGGTGGGTTTGCGCAACAGGCTGAATTCATCGTATGGGCGAGCCGCGGACCGATGAACGAAAGTGATGTGTACCTGCCTGGCGTGTTTCCGACGCGCCTGGCGCTGCCGAAGCAACACGTCACGGAGAAGCCGATCGAGCTGGCGCGCGACGTGGTTCGACTGGTGCCCGATGGCGGCGTCGTGTGCGACCTGTTCGCCGGTTCCGGGACGTTTCTGGTCGCCGTGCGCGAAGCCGGCCTGCAGTGGGTCGGATGTGAGACGAGCCAGGCGTATCACGCGATCGCGTCGACGCGCCTGGCTGCCGTGAACGATTCAGCGGTTGAGGTAGCGTAGCAGCCGGTCGCGCACGAGTTCGCGATCGGCCGAGCTGAAGCCGAGCACGACGCGAACCGGATACTGCACGAGCGGGCCACCCGGTTCGACGGGCGCCTTCCGGCCTTCCTGGTGAACGCGCACGATGCGCGACAGACGGTCGTCGAACCCGATCGCGAGCCCCGTGTCGTCGACATCTATCCTCAGATAGCGGGCGGTGCGCAGCTTGCGAAACATTGCCTGCCGCTTGATGCGGCCGACCTTGGCGCGCAAGCCCTTGCCGCCTTTCTTGATCTTGCGCGGCACATAGGCGCTGCCGTCCGGGTTTTGCTGCGCGGCAACGCGTGCCTGCTGCGTGCGGCGCATATCGCGCCCCAGCTCGCGGAATAGTCGCCGGCGAGCTGCCGGCGCCAGCTTCGCGAGCAGCCCGCCGGCCCACTTCTCAAGCGCACGCAGATCGTCGTCCATTACACCACCCAGTGCTCGGCCGCGTCGTCGACGTGTTCGACCGTGCGGCGGCCGCCTTCGTCCGTGCCGACTACAACGCTTTCCGTGAGCTTCAGCTTAACCGCGAGGTCGACGGCATCGTTCGCGAGAATGTCGGCGATGAACGTCATGCCGTCGCGGCGCTGGTCGGCGTTGGTCACGAGGTCGGGCTGGTTCGCGCGCGCCCATTCGACGACCGCGATCATCACATCGTCGGCGCTGCCGATGAAGTCGCGGATGAGAATCTCGCACTCGTACCGGTATTCGAACGACGGCGTGCGGGTGCCGGTTGCGACGATGTGGCCGTCGTTTATGAAGACGACGAGCAGATCGGGCGCTGCGGCGAGTTGCGGGAGTGCTGCGACGAGCGCTGCGCGCAGGCTGTTCGGCTTAATCATGGGCGGCCGCCTGCGGGTTCGACTGACTGCGCGCCTGGCACGCGGCCACCATGTCGACTTCGGCCGCACAGCGCGCCCATGCCGCGCGCGCGACGATCAGCGCGTCGCTCAGATCACCGTTCGTCTGCGGATGCGTCGCGGGCAGGGTGCAGCGCGTCACCGTCGCGCATGTGTTGAGCGTAATCGTCGGCGCCGGCGAGGGCCGGGCTGCTGTGCAGGCGCACAACATCGTCAGGCAGGCGAGCAGCAGCCCACGTGCGAACGGCTTCGTTCTCATCGATGAGTTTCCGGAGTTGCGATTGATACGCGGCGAGCGTCGCGTCGACGGCGCCGCGTGTGCGGTCGAGCTGCGCACGCTGCTTGTCCTTCTCGTCGGCGTCAGCAATCAGCCGGCCGATGATCGCGTCACGCGCGCCTACGTCCTGTTTCGCTTGGCGGGTGGCATTCTCTGCCGTAGCGAGGCGTCCCTGCAGCGCGCGCACATATTGCGCGCAGGCGACTGCCGCGACGAGCGCCGCGAGCGCCAGCCAGAAGCGAAGGCCCGGCACGATCACGCGGCCGCCTTCGCGCCGGCGTAGCGTTCGTACGCCTGGGCGAGCTTCGCGTCGTAGAGGTTGCGGGCATAGTCCGGGCCGTTGTAGCCCTTCGCGAACGCAGCCCACTTCCGGTTCTTCAGGGCGGACAACAGCGACGAGTCGGCCGCGACGAAGCGCACGAACCCGTCGAGCTGGTCGCCTTCGCTCGTCTCCATCCGCGCGACGAACTCGTCGATGCTCGCGTAGCCGAGGCGCTTCCAGTGGTAGCCCATCACCTGGAACGCGCCCCAACTCGCCGATTCGTAAGCCGATGCCGCGTGGATGCGCGCGGCGGTGTCGAGCCGCACGTATTCGGCGCTGCCACCCTGGTAGCCGCCTGCCTTCTGGCTGACGACGTTCGGAAACTGCGCCGCGTACCGGGCGGCGTCGTCCGCGCCGATGCTGTCGACGAGCTGCCGGTACATGACATGCCGCTCGAACAGGATCACGGGCCGTCCGTCCGCCAGGAAGCCGGAGCCGCGCGATTCGACTTCGTTGACGGCGCGCACGCACGCGGGCGACACGCCGAGCTTGTCCGCGGCGCGCGCGATGTCCGCTTCCGTCAGGTGTTTGCGGTCGCGCTGGCCAGCCGACAGCACGGCGTACGTGTTCGGCCCGGCGATTCCGTCGACGACGATCCCGGCGGCGGCCTGGAGCGCCTTCACGGCCTGCTCGGTCGCTTCATCGTACAGGTGGGACACGTCGAGCGCGTAGCCGGCGCGTGCGAGACGTTGCTGCAGCAGGCCGACTTCGGCGCCGCGGTCGTTGAAGCGGAGAATATTCATGATTCGGTGCTCCGGAGAAGGCGCGCGACGTTCCCGCGCGCGAGGTAGACGAACAGGGCCAGCATCACGGCCTGCACGGCCTGGAAGAAGCCGACCGGCTTCGGGTGGATGAGCAGCTCGATTGCCGAGCCGCCGGAAATCGCGACGATCAGCCAGGCCGTCCAGGCAACGTGCGAACGGTGCCGCGCGCCGTTCTTCCGATAGGTCAGTACGCGCAGGATCACGGCGAGGTGCGCGGCGAGCGCGACCAGGGCAAACGACAGGTGCATGTCATTTCCCCCTGCGGATCAGCGCGCCGAAGTCGATGTCTTTCACGCGCTCCATCAGCGTCAGCGTGACCGTGATGACGAGGGCAGCGGCGAAGAACGCGGCGACGCCCGACGAGCGGACGGGCACGATGTGCGTGATTTCCGGCGCGGCCAGATAGCCCATGACGAGCGAGATGAGCATGTACGCGGCGCGCCGGCCGATGCCGAGGTCTTTCGACGTGACGACGACGAGCGCTGCGCCGGCGAATGCGCCGATCAGTGCGTCGCCGTCGATGCCCGGCGCGATGCCGGCCAGGCCGATCGCGGCGGCCAGCGCTGCGGCGGTAGTGGTGTTCGGTTCAGCCATTCGGACAATTCCAGGTCAGTCAAACAGTTGCAGGAGGGGCTTCGTCTGCTCGATCGTGTTCAGCTCGGGCATGTCGACGACGGTTCCCATCGGCAACACGACGCCCAGCTCGGCGAGGCCGGGATTCGCTTCCAGGACCGCTTCGACGGTGCTGGCCGTGCTGGCATAGTGGCGCCAGCAAAGGGCGTCGAGTGTTTCACCCTGAAGCGTGGAGACTTTCATCGGCGCAGTTCCATGCCTTCGGCATCGAACTTCGCGACGAGCAGCGGCTTTAATCGAGCGAGGCGCTGTTCGCGGACGGCGCAGCTCAATCGCAGATCCGCTTCGTCGCGATCACGGCAAATCGCGATTTCTCGCCAGAACAGCCACGCCACGCGACGTTGAATTTGAAACGAGCCGGGGGCATACAACCGCCCTTCGCTGATGCGGGCCTGGGGAATGCGACGGATTCGAAATTTCACGCGGGCCATCAGATCAGCTCCACGGTTGAGCGCGCGACGCCGAGGATGTCGCTGATAGCCCATCGCGCATTGCGGCGCGACTCGTCGGCGGTCACGGCCAGCTCGGCCGCCACCTGGCCGCCGCTCTTCGTCGAGTCGAAGCCGCGGTATTTCTCGGTCACGTCCGCATGCGCCAGGTGGTAGACGGCGCGCCGGTAACGGAACACGTGCACGGATTCGCCGTCGACGCGCTCGGCCTGCACGTCGGCGAGCGATGCGGCGCCCGCTGCCCGATGCCGGGCGCGCCATGCGGTCAGCTCGTCGTTGACGGTCAGCATTGCGTCGCGCGCGGCGTGGTGCAGGCGTTCGCGCGTCACGGTGCCGTCCAGGCGCATCGCGTCGCGCAGCGCGGCCAGGTCGATGTCCGGGAAGAATCCGTCGTTCGTCAGCGTGCCGTCGATCGGCGACGCTGCGACGGCTGGCGCAGCAGTGGCAACGAAACTGTTCATGGTTGATTCGGGGAGTGATGGCGGTGGACCGAAGGTCAGGGCCTGTGTCCGTCAGGCGTTGGGCCTTGCCTTCGGTGCCGCCATGCCGGGGTGGGCTCTTTACGTGCCTTCGGCGCCGTCGCCCGGACGGCCCGTGGCTTCGATCAGCTTCGAGAGCCGATCGATGTCTTTTTTGACGCCGACGCGATCGTTCAGCGATAGCGCGCGGTGCAGATAATCGAGGGCGCGCGGCGGATCGGCTTCCTGTACGGCATAGCCGAGCGCCTTGCAGAGCTTCGCGCGCACCTGGTCGTGCATGTCCGCGTCGGCCGTCAGTTCGTCGACCAGCTTCAGGCTGGCGGCGTCGAATGTGCTGCGTTCCAGGAACGCGGCCAGCGCGGCATCGGCGAACTGCTCGGCGACGACGGACGCGAGCGACCGTTCGAACTGGTCGGGTAGGGCGAGGCCGTGCGTGAGCGCGTACGCGGCGATCGCGAGCGCACCGTCGTAGTCGCCGGCGTCGATGCGCCATACCATGACCGTCACGAGCACGTCGTCCTGGGCACCGCGGCCGCCATTCAACACGCCCGCCACGTAGTCGGCGTATTCCGGCAGCAGCTTCCGCTTCAGTTCGACCTTGCGAGCGACCGACTGCACGCCCTTCAGGGCGCGCCGGTCGGCCGCGAGCTTCGCGAGCATCAGTTCGTACGGCGTCGCGCCGGCCATCGTCTGACCGGGCGCTGTCGCGGCCGCCGCGCGGGCGGCCGACACGCGCGCGAAGTGTGCGCGGGCGGGCGTGTTGATCGTCATGCCGCCACCAGTTCGATGTTTTCCGCGACGCAGCCGCAACCGAAATCTTCGACGACATAGGCGTCGTTCGACGATTCGTAGTTCTCGATTTGGTCGCGCTTCGGGTTGTCGATCAGCGAGCGACGGCGTGCGCCTTCCTGGAAGTAGATCGACAGGTTTTCCAGTTTCGTCACCATCATCGCGCGCTTCGGGAAGAACGGCACACGCACGGCCGGCAGGTTGCCGATGCGCTTCTGGCTGACGATCAGGTCGGCCGCGAGCTGCTCGGTCGGTGCCTGCGTCGTGTTGACGATCGGGAAATACTTGTCGTGCAGCAGCTCGCGGCCGCAGATCACGACGAGGCTCGTGTCTTCCTGGAACCACGGGTCGATCATGGACGACACGATATCCATCACGAGCGCGTCGAGATTCACGTAGTCGCCGCCCTTACCCACGAGCACCTTGCCGGCTTCCTTCGCACCTTCGTGCAGCACGCGATGCCCTGCGCGGTCGCGATACTGTTGCAGCCAGCCGATGTTCACGTCCTGCAACAGCGGGTTCGCTGCTTTGTCCGTCGACAGTGCCGCTTTAACGCCGTTCCAGCCGATCATGATCCGATCGAGCGCGGACTGGTTGAGGATCACATTGCGAATGCGCTGCTGGAAGTCGGGGAATTTCGCCCAGGCGTCGAGCTTGCGGTACGTAATGGCCGTGTCGTAGTCGGTTTTCTCGCAGCGGTAGCGGTTGCTGTCCAACGCCGTCGGGTCGATCGGCTGACGTTCGGCCTTCGTCGTATCGGTGCGGCTCGCGATCGGACCGGATACCGACAGACCGAGCTTTTCGCCTTCCAGCTCGGTCACGGGCAGAACGTTGATGCTTTTCAGGAACGCGCTCGATTCCTGCATTTTGGTTTCGAGCGTTTGCTGGACGGACGGCTCGACGGCGAATTTCTGCGATACGTCGTCGGTGTCATTCAGCTTGGCGATTTGCGCGGCGTACTTTCGATACGCCTGGCGCGTTTCCTTCTTCATGAGTTGAGTTCTCCGGGGTGTGAGCGTGGAAGGGATCAGCAGTCGGTCACGAGCTCGCCGGTCGAACCGGTCGACGGCTGGCGCCGTGGTGCGCCGTTATCGGTGGACGACAGCTTCGCGGTCAGTGCTTCGACGGCTGCGACCGCTTCGTCGGCACGCTTCTTCGCGACGGCCGCGTCTTGCTGCGCGGCGGTGAGGTCGACGCGCAGCGCGGCGACGTCCCGGCCCTGCTGACTCGCGAAACTGGCGATCTCTTCGACTGCGTGGCGCACGTCGGCGTCACGTTGATCGTCCGTCGAGCGATTGCGCGCGAACATGCCTTTGACGATGGACAGCAGGCTCGTCGATTCGGGTTCGCCTTCGAACTCGATCGACGTTTCGCACGCGGCCGAGAACAGGTTGTTCGAGCGGCGCGCCGCGAATTGCAGTGCTTCGGTGCCGAGGCTCGCCGGATCGTCAGTCGCTGCCAGGCCGACCAGATACGCCTCGCCGATGTCGGCGAAGTCGGGATTGACTTCGATCGACGTGAAGACCTTCTGGCGCTTCTTCGACAGCGCGACCAACTCGTCGGTCGGATCGAGTTGCGCGTACAGCCCCATCTTGCCTTTCAGCGGGCCGTCTTCGATCTCGGATGCCTTCAGCGCGATCACATCGCCGTATGCGCCGAACGGGTTGGCGGCCGAGAGCGGCGCCCATCCCTTCAGGTGCTCGATGTTCAGGCGCGCGCCGTACAGTTCCCGGTTGTAGTTCTTCGCCATCTGCGTGAGCCATTCGCGCTTGATCTCGCGACCGTCGACAGTCGCGCCTTCGACCGCGACGCGGAAAAACTTCGTTTTGTTGGTTGCCATAGAGAGAGGTCGAACCGTGAGTCAGTGAATGTGGTTCTCATGTTCGACCTTCACGCGCCACGGCTCAACGAGTGGCGTGTGTTGCTCGCATGGGTACGTAGTGCTCCGCGTGATCGCGCGCGCGCGTCGCCCTACGCTTGCCGCATGCTTGAAACGACAGATCCAATTCAACGCGAAGCGAACGTGCGACAGATCGCGCGCTCGCTCTACTGGCAAGGCTGGCGCATCTCATCGATCGCGCGGCATCTCGAACTGAAGCCCGCGACCGTGGCGTCGTGGTGCCGTCGCGATAAATGGAAAGACGCGACGCCGATCGAGCGCATCGAGGCGGCGGCCGAAACGCGCCTGATGGTCCTGATTGCGAAGGACAAGAAGGACGGCGCGGACTACAAGGAAATCGACCTGCTCGGCCGACAGATCGAGCGGCTCGCGCGCGTGCAGAAATACGGGGAGACGGGGAAGGAAGGCGACCTGAACCCGAACATTGCCGCGCGCAATACCGGGCCGAAGCGCAAGCCGCCGCGCAACGAGATCAGCGAGGAACAGCACGAGCGGATCGTGGCGGCATTCCGAGAATCGCTGTTCGACTACCAGAGGGTCTGGTATCGCAATGGCGATCAACGTACGCGCAACATCCTGAAGTCACGGCAGATCGGCGCAACCTGGTATTTCTCGCGCGAAGCGTTCGTCGACGCCCTCGAAACCGGCCGTAATCAGATTTTCCTGTCGGCCAGCAAGGCGCAGGCGCACGTCTTCAAACAGTACATTGCGCAGTTCGCGCGCGACGCGGCCGACGTGGAACTGACCGGCGATCCGATCATTCTGCCGAACGGGGCGATTCTGTATTTCCTGGGGACGAACGCGCGCACGGCGCAGTCGTATCACGGCAATTTCTACTTCGACGAATACTTCTGGGTTCCGAAATTTCGCGAGTTGAACAAGGTCGCGTCGGGCATGGCGATGCACAAGCGCTGGCGCAAGACCTACTTCAGCACGCCGTCGAGCATCACGCATGAGGCGTACGCGTTCTGGAGCGGCGCGCACGCGAACCGCGGCCGCGCGGCCGGCGACCGCATCCAGATCGACACGAGCCACGAAGCGCTCGTGCGCGGCATGCTGGGCGAGGATGCGCAGTGGCGCCAGATCGTGACGATTCTGGATGCGATGGCCGGCGGCTGCGACCTGTTCGACATCGACGAGTTGCGCTGCGAATACAGCGCCGAGGAATTCGCCAATCTGCTGATGTGCGCATTCATCGACGATTCGCTGTCGGTGTTCAAGCTGGCCGAGCTGCAGAGCTGCATGGTCGACTCGTGGGAGGAATGGGCCGGCGACTTCTCGCCGCTGCTGCTGCGCCCGTTTGGCTATCGCGAGGTATGGGTTGGCTACGATCCGGCGCTAACTGGCGACTCGGCCGGCCTAGTCATCGTGGCGCCGCCGCGGGTCGACGGTGGGGCGTTTCGTGTGCTCGAACGTCACCAGTTCCGCGGTAACGACTTCGAGGAACAGGCTGCGGCGATCGAGCAGATCACGCAGCGCTACAACGTCGGCTATATCGCGATCGACACGACAGGCATGGGGCAGGGTGTCTATCAGCTCGTGCGCAAGTTCTACCCGGCCGTCGTCGCCTTGAACTACTCGCCCGAGGTGAAAACCCGCCTCGTGCTGAAAGGGCAATCCGTCATCCGCAACGGCCGCCTGCAATTCGACGCGGGCTGGACCGACCTGGCCGCTGCCTTCATGGCGATCAAACAGACCATGACGCCGAGCGGCCGACAGGCGACGTTCACGGCCGATCGCAACGACGAGACCGGCCACGCGGATCTAGCGTGGGCCTGCCTGCACGCGATCGACCGCGAGCCGCTCGCCGGCGGCGACATCAATTCTTCATCTTTCACGGAGTTCTATTCATGAGCAAGCGCCGATCGCGCGCGCCGCGCACGTTCGCGACCGCGTCGGATTCGGGTGCCGCCGGCGCTGTGCCGGCACGCGCCGAGTTCTTCACCTTCGACGATCCCACGCCGGTCATGGACCGGACAGAGATTCTCGATTACGTCGAATGCTGGTCAAACGGTGATTGGTTCGAGCCGCCGGTCAGCTTCGCCGGCCTGGCGAAATCGTTCCGCGCGAGCACGCACCACAGCTCTGCGCTGTACTTCAAGGTGAACGTGCTCGCGTCGACGTTCCGGCCGCATAGGTGGCTGTCGCGGCATGCGTTCGAACGATGGGCGCTCGACTTCCTGACGTTCGGCAACGGCTACCTGGAACGCCGCCGCAATCAGCTCGGCGACACGCTGCGGCTCGAACCCGCCCTGGCCAAATACACGCGGCGCAAGGCAGATTTCAGCGGCTTTGTGTACGTGAACGGCTGGCAGGACAAGCACGAGTTCGAGCCGGGCAGTGTGTTCCAACTCATGCGACCGGACATCAACCAGGAGGTGTACGGCCTGCCCGAATATCTCAGCTCGCTTCACTCGGCCTGGCTGAACGAGTCGTCGACGCTGTTCCGGCGGAAGTATTACGAAAACGGCAGCCACGCCGGCTTCATCCTGTACATGACGGATGCGGCGCAGAAGCAGGAGGATGTCGACAACATGCGCACGGCGTTGAAGAATGCGAAGGGGCCGGGCAATTTCCGCAACGTGTTCATGTATGCGCCGGGCGGGAAAAAGGACGGTATCCAGCTCATCCCCGTGTCGGAGGTCGCGGCGAAGGACGAGTTCTTCAACATCAAGAACGTGACGCGTGACGACCTGCTCGCCGCGCATCGCGTGCCGCCGCAACTGCTCGGCATCGTGCCGAGCAACTCGGGCGGGTTCGGCACGCCGGACACCGCGGCGCGCGTGTTCGGCCGGAACGAAATCAAGCCGTTGCAGGCGCGCTTCGCCGAGCTGAACGACTGGCTCGGAGAGGAGGTTGTGACGTTCGAAGATTACGAGATTCCTCCGGTGCGTGGCTCCGAAGTAGCGTCGAGCCGATAGCAACATCGGGTCGAATTATTCCCTGAGAAGATTCAATAGCCGTTTTAAATGATCGTTTTCCACTATTTGGGAGGTAACGGCTGACTCCTAGACTGTTCCTACGTCCCTTCTCGTGCCTGAGTACGGACGATTTTTTACACCGGCCGCGGTCCCCCTGCGGCCGGTTTTTTTTCGCCCAGCGAAGGCGCAAACCGAGGCGTTACAGCGGGCTGGCTCGGGCGGGGTGCACGAAGGGTCGGACGCCGTGGGGCGAGAGGCGCAGCGAGGCTGTCGTGCAGTCTCGCCGGATGTCGGGAGGGGTGGGAGGGGTAAGGTGGATAGGCGCTGCGCCGGCGGCTGCGCGGTCCCCTCCCCGCCTGCGCGCTTTGCTTAGCAGGGTGGTTTTAATGCACCGGGGCGACCGGCTCGGCGGCCCTTGTGGCGCGGGTGGCAGTGTGTTTCGAGGTGCCCGGAAATCGTACGTTTTGATGCGCGACGATGCGAATCGATGCGCCAACGCGCGCAGCTATATCGCCGCTCCACCTGCCCGCAAGAACGAGTGGTCTCTATGCACGTATCCATCGGATGTTCAGGGCTGGTGGACGTGGACCAAGCGGCGCTAGGAGGAACATTTTTGTTATGCACATCCATGCGTCGCGATTATGCAGTTTCGGCATTGAGGACAATGATGCACGGTCTCGTCCCCGTCAGCGGGTTTCGCTTGACAGGGGAAATAGGCTACCCAGCCGCGTCGCCAGCCCGAGCTTTTGACGTGGTGCTCACTGCATGTTGGTTCGCGCCAGAATGGTATTTGATTTTCTAATTCAACCAATCCGAAGTCATCGATCTAGTTGAGATCGATGACTGCGCATACGGCCGACTTCTTTTAAGAGATTCAGTATGGTTTGAAGAACGAATGTTCGTTGCTCGTTGATGTGAGTCTAGCAAAAAATTCCATCGCGTAACGATCAGTCATTCCGGCGACAAAATCGCAGATCACTCGCATTTTTTCGGGCTTGCCATTCGTCGAAAAGTAAGCGTCACGCCAATCATCTGGCAACAGGAGATGTCCAGATCTATCTGCCGAAGCAAGCGCTAGAAATATAGATTTAACGATATCTCGCCCTCGATACTCGACGAGGCGCATACGAGGTGCCATCGTTAAAGCTTCAAAGGTCAGATGCTTGAGTGCCTCTATTTTTGCTCGAATATGTTTCGAAACTCGAACCTTGGAAAGAGCCAAGTTGTTTGTGTTTATATCTATCGATACACCCTTGATAAATTCTTTCACCAGTTCCGATGTGAACTGTGTTCTCAGGAATCCATTCGATGCGGCCTCCTTTGACTGGGAGTAAATTGCAATTACTCCTTCAATGAAGCTGAGGGGGTCGTTGATATTAATTTTCGACGCTCGCTCAACCATGAATCCGCCGAACGTTTCGAATAAAATATTGCGAATTGTCGTTACGTCTACATCTTCGCCAACTGCTTTGGTGACCTTCTCTGCCACCGTTTCCATCACTTTTGTTTTCGTTGACCAATTTAGGATCTCGAGTGGGTTAAAGAATCCAGCCTTAAAGGCGTCTTCGAGATCGTAGGTTGAGTACGCGATATCGTCTGCGATGTCCATTATGTCGCATTCGATTGTGCGAAAACTGCTTCCGTAAAAATCGCCTGCAACAGATTTCTTGACTTTCAAAATTAAATCAGATTCTGAGGCGTAATAGCCTTTCGCAAGCTTGCCCGGTTCTCTTCTATCTTTATTATGGAGTGGGATTTTTTGGTCGTATTTAAGCATCGCTGCGATGCTGCGATACGTGAGATTAAGTCCGCATCGGTCATTTACGCTCGTGCTATTTACATCACGCTTTTCAAGTCGTGTCACGATCCGCAAAGTTTGTGCATTTCCTTCGAATCCACCAAACTCGCGCATGCATTCGTCCAGCGCGTATTCGCCATTGTGTCCGAAAGGTGGGTGGCCGATATCATGGGAAAGCGCAGCCAGTTCAACAAGATCTGTATTTATTTGTTGATCGGACAACGCTCCACTCTGGTTTAATTGAGTTGCGATGCCTTTGGCGATTTGCGCCACTTCCATGGAGTGAGTCAGGCGATTCCTAAAGAAGTCTGACTCAATACCGGGGAAAAGCTGTGTCTTTCCTTGCAGGCGACGGAATGAGGCGCAATGCACAAGGCGCGCGTAATCCCGTCGGAATTCAGAATAATGCCCGTCCTGTCCGTCGAAGCCTTCCTTTTCGACGGTTACTTCCCGTGAAATATCGGGTGAAGAGTAAAGCTCGCTCGCTGGTCTCAGTTTTTTTTCTTTGTTCATTGCTCAAAAAAACAAATGGCCAGGATTACTCCTGGCCTTCGTAAATATAATGTCGATTATCGCTTCGCCGTGCGCTTACCAGCCGGGACTTTCTTCACCGCGTAAAGGGGGGGATTTTGCCCCTTAACGCTTTTACGTGTTGATTCTGTCCCGAAAGACTGACGAAATTCCCGCATATCGCGATCGACTTGCTTCCCCGCCGCAGCGAAGGCCGCATAGTTGACGAAGTTAAGTGCCATAGTCGCCCCAAGAAGTGAATCTGTTGCCTTATGTGATGCAAGGTTTATTGTCAAGGATTTGCTTCTGCGAGACAAGGGCTGTTACATATTCACACCATGGGCGCCGCGCTCGGCCTGTGCGCGCGGAGCCAACTTGCAGTTCTGAAAGCTAACGCTGATCGCTTGAGGTGCCAGCCGTGCGAATCGTGGACCCAGAACTGGTAAGCTTTGACCACCACACACAAAGGGGGGCGGGGGGAATGAACTTGGATTCGATCAGTAATCTTACAGTCGACTGGTCTCGGTGCATTCATATCGACGAGGTAATCGATGATCAATATGTTAATAGTTTGGTCCAGCAAATTTTAGATTTGCGCCAAGCGAATGGCAAACCTATTACGTTGGCTATAAATAGTCCGGGCGGCTCGTTGTCCGCTTTAGACGCGTTAATGGGATTGTTGACCGGGCCAGATCAAGACGGTCAAGTATGTGAGGTAATCACTGTCTCCGTGCGTCATGCCTACAGCGCGGCTGCCAACCTATTGGCATTCGGTGCATACGCAGTCGCATTACCACACAGCGAGATTCTGTTCCATGACGTGCGATATAGCGGAATGGAAGATGTAACGCCAGCTAGTGCGCGTATGGCCGCTGCCCGACTGCAAAACGCGAACGAGGAATTCTCTCTCAAACTTGCCAGCCGAGTATTTCGACGGCTCGTCTGGAATTATATTGATTTCAAGCCAAATTTCGCTCGCTACCGAACGCGTTTTCCGGAGAAATATGAGAGCTACTCATTTGCAATTGAAAGCTGCAAAACTTCCGATGACGCTTCGGTTCGCGCGGACATCGCTAGTTTTGCTACGGCGTTATTTGCAGAAGTTTCGGTGCCTAGTGAGGCATTAGTCGATAGAACGATCGATCGACTCACGAGGTGGGGTCTTACGACTCGTGTTGCAAAAGCTTTGCCAAAATATCGGGAGAAAGGAACTAGAAAACCCGGCCTGTTGGATGGAACAAAGAATCTGTTCGACGCTTTGATGCGAGCTAAGAAGTCGACTGTTGCTGAATCGCTTTGGGGTAAGGCAGAGGCGGATCTTCATCTTTTTTCGCTCTTGCTCGTCGAGAGCATTGCGAAGACGGAGTCAATGAAGGACTATAATTTTTCAAAGGCATTGGAAATTGTTCTCGATGATTTCAAATTAATTGAATCGATTAATGACCCCTCGCACAAGAAGGTAATTACGAGGAATATGCTCCGGCATAAGCGCATATTTTTTACGGATGAGGAGTATGACGTGGTTGCTGGGGAGAGCGAAGATGACCGGAAGCGCGTGATAGAGGCGGCTCGTCCCAACGCGGAGCTGTTTTGGTATTTCTGTGTCTTGCTTTGTCGCGAGCTCTTTAATGGGGAACATATTTTGTCGCCGAATGATGCCCAGGTTCTTGGTATCGTTGATGAAGTTGCGGGCGGTGGGCGGGTGCAATCTCGTCGAGAATGGCGCAAGCAACGAGCGGAAAACGAGGTTGGTGAGCCGAACTCGTAATGTTCTGACGTTGACCAACAGTAATTCGGTGTTCGCGTAGTAATCGTTGGTGCGTTTTTCATTTCGATCGAAATCTTGTTAGGTAAGACTCGCAAATGAATATTTCGAATGAATTTGGGTGTGAAAATTTAATAAGCTAGTGAGGTGTTTGGCGGTTTCAATCGCTTTGTAATTATCTGTGTTGGTGGCGCGCGAAGGGCCCACGCATGTCCCCACCGATACGTAGCTTGGCGAGGGGTACACAACCCTCCGCCTCGCATGGGCGATGCGCACACGAGTACAGTGAAATTACAGTTTGAATGAGCTTGGACAGCCCTGATTGACCTTGATTAGCCTCGATTTTGCTGATTGCGAGTCGTGTAAGGCTTTGATTTTTAAAGGTTCTTGGTGTGCCGGTAAAGCTCCGAAGGCAGTGGACGCATCCTCTTGCATCTAGCAAGCTCCCGTGAATTTTCGCCGGGAGAAATAGGATGAGCGACCTGAACGAATGTCCGCGATCAGAACGTCCGGAGCGTCTGCTGCGCTTCGCAGAGGTCCGCGCCCGCATTGGCTTGTCCAAGAGTGAGATCTATCGCAGGATCGGAGCAGGAACATTCCCCGCTGGTGTCAAGCTGGGTGCCCGGGCCGTGGCTTGGCGCGAATCCGTCGTTGAGGATTGGATCCGTGCTCTCGGGTAG